AAAAAATGGCTGGAGATACAAACAGCATGACAATGGGCAGGCCAAAAGCGCCTTTAGAATTATGGCCTAAATGGTATAATGACATTTTAGAATTGTATAAAGAAGGAGCGTCCGATGTTGAAATAAAGGCTTTAATTTATGAGAAAAGAGGCTCTTTTTCCAATGATTTGTGGGAAAGATGGATAGAAGAAGAACCTGAATTTTCGGAAACCATAAAGATTGGAAAGATGGTTTCCGAGGCTTGGTGGGTTAGAAATGGACGAGAACAGCTCAAAAATAAAGATTTTAATTATACCGGTTGGTACATGAACATGAAAAATCGATTCAAATGGAAAGATAAACATGAGGTTTCTGGTGATGGAGACGCTCCATTAGTGGTAAGAATTACGAAAGAGGATGAAGGACTTTAAACTAACAAACAAACAGTTGTCAGTAAATAAACTACTGGCTGATACTGATCCTGATATACTATTTCACCTGTTGTTAGAAGGTGGTTCTAGGTCCGCAAAAACGTTTTTGCATTTGAGAAATATGGTAATGAGAGCGCAAAAAGCTCCATTCTCAAGACAGGTTGTCTTTCGTAATACTTTTAAAGCCTGCAAACAGGCTGTTGTATTAGAGACCCTTCCAAAAATGATGAGGCTGGCTTACCCTGGCATACTATACCATACTGATAAAACTGATTGGTATACCACTTTCAAAAACGGTAGTGAGATTTGGTATGGTGGATTGGATGATAAAGAGCGTTTAGAGAAAATACTCGGTAAAGAATATTGTGGCGCTTTGATGAATGAGTGTAGTGAAATATCTAATGATGCACGCCAAATGGTTCTTACTCGTATTGCTCAAGTCGTAATGCAAAAATTTAATGATGGTACTGAGAAAATATTACCGCTTAGAATTTATTACGATTGCAACCCGCCGTTGAAATCACACTGGTGTTTTAAGATTTTCCATAAGAAAATTGACCCTGAAACGAGAAAAGCTATTGCTAATCCGGATAATTACGCATTCGTGAAAATGAATCCTAATGATAACAAAGAAAATCTATCGCCAGCTTATATCCAATCGCTCAAGGATATGAATCCACGATACAAAAAGAGATTTTATTATGGAGAATATGGTGACGAAAACCCAAATCAATTGTTTAATTCAGTCACTATTGATACTCACAGAGTTACAAACGGCAACTTGCCTGATTTTTTGAGGATTGTAATACCTGTCGATCCATCGGGTAGTGATGATATTGATAACCTTGATAATGATGAAATCGGAATTATGGCGATAGGTTTGGGAACTGATGGAAAAGCGTATTTATTAGAAGATTTAACCGTCAAAGCGGGGCCTGGTACTTGGGGAAACATCGCTACCAGTGCATATGATAGGCACGAGGCAGACTGTGTGATAGGAGAAACTAATTACGGTGGCGCCATGGTTAAATTCGTTATTCAGACATCCAGGCCAAACACTCCTTACAAAGAAGTACACGCGAGTAGAGGTAAGCATGTTCGAGCAGAACCTATTGCCGCCCTTTACGAAAAAGGACAGGTATGTCATGTTGGATATTATCCTGATTTAGAGGACGAGTTAGAGGGATTTTCCACAATGGGATATTTAGGGGCTAAATCTCCAAATAGAGCCGATGCTTTAATATGGGGTATTTCAGAGTTATTCCCGGGATTAGTAAACAAAGAAGAGCCTGAAGATGAGCCTGAATATGATATGAATTATGGAGCAGGAGAATTCGCATAATGGACCAAATCGACAAAGACACTAAAACACTATCTGATGATCAAAAAGTTATAGAGCGCTTTGAAACAGATTGGGAAAGCATGGAGTCACATTGGGGGAGGCTTCACGATCTGCATCGAAAAGACACTAAATTTACATGGCTAAACAACCAGTGGAGCGATGATGCGAAAGCCGACAGAGCTGCAAAACCTGCCGGAAATAGCGCTACTCCTCTGCCTCCAAGGCCGATGAATGTATATAACATTTCTAAACCGTTCATTATTAAAGTCATTAACGGCGTTAAGAAAATGCGCCCACAGCTTAAAGTTAACCCTGTTGATGACCAGACCGACTCAATTTTAGCTGATGTACATAGGGGGATATTAAAAGCTATTGAGCGAAACACGGGAGCTGTCCCGTCAAGGATGAATGCTTTAAAAGATGCTGTTGGATCGGGGTATGGCTTTTATGGATTTGATACCGGCTGGGAAAACCCAAAGAGTTTTAAACAGGAAATAAAATACCTCACAATTGAAGATGCTACAACGGTTTTATGGGATGATAGGAGCGATGAACCTGACGGCTTCGATCTAAAGAAATTTATCAGTCAAGTTAAGTACTCAAAAGATGATTTCAAATCTGAGTTCGGCATGGATTGGGATGATGTTAGAGACTCTGGAGGCTCTGAGATAAGTCGAGCATGGGGTGATGCTGATTGCCCGGTTATATCTGATTATTGGTACATAGAAGAAAAGAAAGAGGTGCTCGTTAGTATCAACGGCGTTGGTCACTATCTAAAGGACGTAAAAAAAGAAATTGAAAAGACAGGGGCTACTTGGGAAGAAATAGTTGATTATGATGAGGAAAAAGGCGAGTACATCCAACGAAAGACTACATCCAGGCAGGTGTATAGATGTAAACTAGCAGGTAAAAAAGTATTAAAGAAAATCAAGTGGCCAGGCTACTGGATTCCAAGATTCAAAATCGATGGACGTAAAACTGTATGTGACGGAAAGACATCACTTGACGGATTGACAAAAGACGTTCGTGCGCCTCAAACATCATACAATTACGCTCGTAATAACAAACTAGAGAGAATGTCGCTTACACAAAAGAGTGGGATTTTCCACGCTGTAGGCTCTATTCCGCCCGGCGAGAAACACAAATACGACACTGCGAATACGAGAAATTGGGCGCGATTTGGATATAACGCATATGACAAAACAGGCAACCCGCTGCCGGCTCCTTTTAGGATCCAACCTGTAAATCTAGACCCTGGAGCCATACAAGAGGAAGTGACAGCGGCGGAAGAGATAAAAGCGTCTCTCGGTATGTTTGGAAGCTACATGGGCGACACACAAGGCGAGAAGAGCGGCAAAGCTATACTTGCTGGAGCGGCTGAAAGTTCCGATATAACGTTTGATTTCGCTTATAACCTTGGCTTGACCATGAACCACGAGGGAAGAGTTTTAAGCGAACTAATTCCTAAAGTTTACGACACAGCCCAACAGGTTAGAATGGTCGGTGAAGACGACAAAGACAAGGTCATATGGGTCAACAAACAAGCTCAAGACGAAAAAGGCCAAGATTATTATTACGACATGTCCAAGGGAAAATTTGATATTTCTGTGCAAATCGGCAAGAGTAACGAAGATAAGCGCACTGAAACTAGATTGGAAATGGAAGCTCTTTTCGGTAAGATGCCTGAACTTAGAGAGATTTCTGCTGATATTTTTGTGCAAACTCACGAATGGAATAAAGCGGATGAACTGGGAGAAAGATACAGGCGTTTTATCAAGCAAAAATATCCTGGCGTTATTAAGGATGATGATGAACAACAGCAAAGCCCGGAATTAATACAGGCTCAGCAGATGATGCAGCAAATGCAAGCGCAAATGCAACAGGTAATGCAGGAGAATGAGCAGCTTAAAAACAGCCATGCAATCGATGCCCAGAAAGTCCAAAACGATGATATGAACAACGAAGAAAAGAACGAGATAGAAACATACAAGGCCGATACTGACCGGATGAAGGTTGAGAGCGATACGCAATTACAAGCCGCTAAAATAGCCACAGAAAGAGAAAAGCTTCGTTTGGAAATGCAAAAAGCTGAAAATGATTTTAAGATTGAAATAGCCAGGCTTAACGATGCGAGAGAATCCAGGCAACAAGAAATAGCGAAAATGGACACCGAGTCGGCACAAGTGGAGACTGAAAACGCTGATAACAAATACAGCGAGATGTTTAATGCTATCAATGACAAATTTGAGAGCATGAAAATTGAGATTAACAATAGGGAGCAGGCTTTGCCACCTATAAACATCACTAACGTAATACCTGAGAAAAAGGACGCGAAGATTACCAAGGATGCTGCCGGAAATTTTAATGTTAATTAAGTTAACGACCTTGCTCCCGATGAGGGTTTAAAAGGTATGACTGACGGTATGCTTATTGATAGGCCGGACCAAACAGAATGGTCTAATAAAATAATCATGCCTGAATTCTCCAAAAAGGCGTTTGCTCTTTTACGTATAGATCGTAAATATAAATCATTAATAGATTCTTATTTAGTTCCAGATGGGGAATTGAAAAGGAAAGGACGTTTTGAATTAGATGTTATTGGTAAACTAGTGTCGTCTGACATGGAATCAAAATGGCGCGGAGACGACTATGTTGATGTTATTGACGCTAGTTCTTGGCAGCTTGAAAATTATATAAAACTATCAAGAGACAGGGTTATTGAACCTAAAGATATTAAAATTGATATAAATTTAGTGTCCCAAGGCTCCTATGATTTCGGGTCCGGCGGCGGATACGATTATCTCACGTTGGCCGCTTGTGATTTAGACACGACCACCATGGACGGTGATCTGACGTTCACACAACAAACCGCCGTAACTGAAACCGTACAATCCCAATTTTCAGCATCGAGTGGCGGTTTTAAATTGACTGTTACAGGCGCAGTTAGCCCAACAGATGTGTTGACTGGTAATATATGGACTATTAACCATAGCGGAAATGCTGTTTCAATTGTCCAGGCTGGGAACGGGGATTTTGATTTCACCAACATGAATGTGGTTAGATCGACCAATGCTGCTGGTAATGAGGCTATTGTAGAAATTGGTGGAGCAGGCGGCACAACCACTATACATAATTGTTTCATGAAAGGGTTAGGCGGTGGAAGGGGTATGCTAATTAACGATGGCGCCGCAAACATTTATTTAGTAGCAGCACGAGATTTTAACACGGGGGTTTTTCCGAATAGAGATTCATGTGTTGTTGAGAACTGTTTTTTTGAGGGTAATACCACATTTGGAGTACGTAATAATAGTAAAATAAACACGTTAAGAAGTATAGTGTGTTTTAATAATGGAACAGATTTTGGAACTGTTACTAATGCAACCGGTTTGTATTTAGCATCATCGGATGCAACGGCATTTGGCACGGCTCCGCAAACATCATTAACACCAGCAAATGAAATTATATTAAATGATGCATTAGCTACATATGGTAGACCAATTGATTTGGCTACTATATACAACAGCGGTACAGCTCCAACGTTAAGCTCCAACGATATGGCGGGAGACGCTTGGGGGAGTCCGTATCCGATAGGGATATTACAATTAGCCGGGGGGGCTGGTGGTCCACCATTAGGAACGTTAAATTTATTAGGAGTAGGGAGATAATATGGCTGACAATTTTATAGCTAATCCAGGAGCTGACGGAGATACTTTTGCTGCTGATGATATAGGCAGTGTGAAATATGTAAGAAATAAATTATCGCTTGGCGCTGATGGTAGCGCGGCTGATGCGGTAGGAGGTTCGGGGGTTGATTCTACTGGGGTACAACGAGTTTCTTTAGCTACTGATATAGCATTACCTGCCGGAACCAACGCAATAGGAAAATTAGCAGCCAACTCAGGAGTGGATATCGGTGACGTAGATGTAACATCGCAACCTGCAAGAGATAATGCAACCGATACTATTACTGCTAGTCTTGACACCGCGGCCATAATGAATGATACTACAGCGCTTACCCCTAAATTTGCTGCTATATCTGGGGCTACATCTGGAAATAATACTCTAGTTGCAGCGGTTGCAGCGAAGAAAATCAGAGTGTTATCGTTGACCGCTATAGCTGCCGGAGAGGTAACCTTTAGGCTAGAAGATGGGGCGGGAGGTTCGGCGTTAACTGGAGTGATAAGTTTGACAACAAACAGCGGTTTTTCTCTTAATTTTTCACCTGTCGGACATTGCGAGACTACAGCCAACACACTGCTTAACATGGAACTTTCTGCTGCCGTTCAGGTCTCAGGCGTTCTTACATATGTAGAGGTTTAATGTCAGCTCATTTAATAGCATTAGGTATTATTGACGGGTCGAGTGATGTTTCTAACATCACACTAACTGATGCAGATTTACAAGCTATAACTGCATCTGTTTGGAATTTTAAACCGGACGGAGTTCATACGGCTAAACAGTTGATGAATTTATTTTCTTCCGTCCTTGGAGCTAAAGTAGATAAATATGGAAATTTCACTCCTGATTTTAAATCCTTCGAAGGGACTAAAAGCCGGTTGAAATATTTGGTAGATGAAATTGGAAATAGAATTAAACTATTGTACGTGGATTTAAACTGATGTTTGGTAGAGGATATTTTAGTGCTAGATACTTCGGACCAGGTTACTTTGGTCCTAGCGTAATCACCGCTGGAAAGCCATACTACGAAAAGAAAAAGCTTAAAACATTAGAAGAAAAACAACAGGAGTTAATCGAGGAAGTTAAGGGAACTACGGTTATTGAAAAACCTGTAGTTACATCAAACAGAGAATTTACAGAAGCAAACCTAAATGAAATAATTGCAGCGAATTTAAAAGAGGAAATTAAGCCACAAGATGATATTGGTTTATTACTCGCTATCATCGAGGCTACAAGTTGAAATTACACAACAGTGATACCGAGCACGGCTAAACTCTAGGAGAAAACCTATGAATACACCAAACACTGAACAAAATCAAGATTTATCTTCTCAAGAAGACGAAAAAGTTGTACTTCCCGAAATCCCTATCCCAGGTGATAACGAAGTAAAACTTGATACGGATGAAAAGAACGAAGACTCACAAGAGGAAGGTTCTGAGAGTTCGGAGAGTCAAGAGGAAAGTTCGGATGATAAAAATCAAAAACCTAAAAAAAGCAACCCCTTCTCGAAGCGCTTGAGAAAAAAGAATGACCGGATTGCTGAGCTTGAAGCAAAACTTGCGGAGCGAGAACAACCCGCTAACCAAACTCAGGAACAACCCGAAGAAATTAAAGGCCCTAATCCAGACAACTATGAACACGGAATCAATGATATCAATTACATCAATGATTTAGCTGTACATAATGGTAAGGAAGCGGGTAGACAAGCGTATCAGGAAGCAAGACAAGCTGATGAGAGACTAGCTAAGGAACAGCAAGTTCAACAGACCGTTCAAAAAGCAGAATCCAATTTTGTTTCAAAGATGGATAAAGCTTGGAATGATCATAAAGACTTTGCACAGGTTTGGGAAACCGGCGGTTTTGATCATGACCCCGCTGTTATGCATGCGCTGAAAAGTCATGCTGAAGCTGGCGAATTGACATACCAAATCCTTAAAAATCCAGAGCTATCACGGGAAATGATGCAAATGGATCCTGTAACGGCTATTTCTAAAATCGGCGAGTTGGGAGCAAAATTAACTCCAGTGAGACCAAAAAACAAAACGGGGAAAAGTTCAATGCCAGAACCTTTCGAGCCGTTAAACACTGGTAAACCTAATGTAAGACCGGAATTCAGCGAGGACATGAGCAATGACCAGTTCAGCGCTCGTTATCCTATTGATTTCTAATAAGGAGATAATATGGCTAATTCATTAAACACTTCTAGTCTAGTCTCGAAACGCATGGTACAGGTGCTCCATGCTAAGAGTATGATTAGTGGTACAGTAAACAATTCCTATAGTAAAGATTTAACTCAACGGAATTATGCACCTGGAGATACTATTTCTATAGATATCGTCCATCAACCCTCTGTTACTCAGAATAGAGTAGCTACTGTTCAGGATGTGAAGAACCGCACGGTTTCCGCAACCATTTTACAGTACAATGCTGCTGAGAAATGGAGTTCGATAGTAAAACGCTATGATATGACAAGCGAAAAAGGCGTGATTCAATACACTGACGATATGTCTAAACGCATGATCCGTGAAGTAGATCGCACTAGCTTGGAATATATGGCTAAGCAGGCTTCAAATTCAGTAGGGACTCCCGGTGTTGATTCCGGTAGCCTCCGTACATATGCTGAAGGTGTAGCTAAAATCGATGACGCTCTAGGCGGACAAACTGAAGATTGTTTTGCTGCTGTAAACCCAATGGGGCATGTCGCGTTAACTGATTCTTTGAAAGGGCTTCAAAATCCCGGCAAAGAAATTTCAAATCAGTATCTACGCTATCGGATGAAAAACGCTGCTGGAATTAATTTTTACAAATCAAATTCAGTGAGCCGTTGGACAAAAGGTACAGCAACTAATTCAACGCCTGTCATGAATGGAGCGACAACAAGTGGAGCTTCCACAATTTCGATTGATGGACTTTCAGCCGCAACCGCGACAATCACAGAAAAAACGCATTTTACTATTGCCGATGTATACGCAGTGGATCCAGAAACGAAAACGACACTTTCTTATCTTAAGGATTTCAGCGTAACTGCAACCGCTACTGGTTCTGGTAGTGCAATTGCTGCTCTGGCTATTAGTCCTACGATATATGATTCAACATCCCCTCATCAGAATGTTAGCGCATTACCTGCTGATGGAGCCGCCTTAACTTTATCTATTGATTCCACATCTGCTGCTGCAAACATCATTTATGACCGTGATGCTTATACTTTAATAAGTGTTCCGTTACCTCCTGCCGCTGGCGGAGTTCATAAGTTCGCGCAGACTGAAAATGGAATTCAAATCAGGACAGGTTTTGGATCTTGGGATGCCGTTGAAGATAAGCAAATTTTCCGTATTGATGCCGTATGGGTTATGGCAAAATTACGTGAAGATCATTCTTGCAAAGTTTGGGGGGCCTAATATGAGTACAGTTGGAAATGTTTTTGCAATGAAAACTTTCAGCTTTGGCTCTGGTAAGACATGGGCTGCAACAGATACCGTAACAGCGGTTGAGCAGTCCGTTTCTGCCCCCGGTGTGAAAACTACTGATTTGATTCTGGTTCAGAAGCCCGCACATCAGTCCGGATTGTCTTACAATCCTATGGCTCGGTGTGATGCTGACGGAACTATAAAGATTCTTTTCATTAACCCCACCGCCGGGAACCTCACAGCAACGGCTGAAGAATCATGGTCAGGCGTAATACTACGATCTGAACAACCATTAATCGCGGATAACGCAACAATATAAAGGAGAAATTATGGCAAAAAGAGAAATAAGCGATGGTAACCCTGACGGTCAATCTTTAGGACAAAGTTCCAGTGATAAGATTTCATTTTTGGGTAATACACCTATCGCACAGCAAACCGCTGGAACCGCCGCCCCCGAAATAGATCCTACTGTATCGGGTTCGGCTTTGGTCCAGTCGATACATTCGATAGCAATTGGCGCGGCTAGTCTTGCGAATGTTAACGCTCAGATTTTAGCTTCTTTCGGGTTATCCGATTGAGAATAAATCATAAAACGGTAGTCGGGGGGAAACTCCCGGCTACACTTAGCAAGTATAACGAACTTATTAATAAAAATATTGTTTTATTAGTTTGCATACCTACACGGGACGGTAAATGTAGTTTGGATTTTACAACTAGTTTGGTTCAAACATGCGAGTTACTTCAAAATTTAAATATACCGGTTATACTTAATAGGAGTAACAACTCGTGTTTCGTGGATTTATCAAGAAATATGTTTGTTACGCAATTTATGAAATCAAAATGTACTCACATGTTACAGATAGATGATGATATGAGTTGGAACCCCGAAGCGGTTTTGGAAATGCTATCTAAGGATAAAGAATTTATTGCAGGGATAGGAAGAAAAAAAATTGAAACAGAAGAGTATGCAGGAATAAACTTTACTGATGAAAATGGAACCCCTATAGGCGAATTAGGGAAATATCAAGAAGATTGTTTAATAAAGATGAAATACATCGGGGGTGCGTTTACTTTACACAAAAGAAGCGTTTTTGAGAAATTATCTAAAAAATTTCCTAATTTTAAAAGTGATGGAGCCGGAAAAGATGGCTATTACTTTTACCATTGTCAGTATAACAAATTAGCATGGCATACGGAAGACTATGTATTTTGCCATCTTTGTGAAGAAGCTGGTATTGATGTTTGGTGTTATCCTAATGTTGATATGGGGCATTACGGGATAAAAAATTACAAAGGCAATTGGTTTAAGCATTTAAGAAATGAGAAGATGAATCAAGGGATATCAAAAGTGTCTTCAAATCTAAATCCAAAGGGACTTTTAATATGAAATTGGATTTAGGTTGCGGAAGCAAAAAGCTTGATGGCTTTACCGGAATGGACAACCGTGACTTATATGAAGTTGATATTGTGCATGATATTGAAGATATTCCGTGGCCTGTCGGAACTGAGACGGTAGAGGCTATAGAAGCATCTCACGTGCTAGAGCATATAAAACCATGGAAAATATTCGATGTTATGAACGAAGCCTGGAGAGTTTGTAGGTATAAAGCCGGAATTGATATAAAAGTGCCTATAGGATTAGCTTATGCTTTAGACCCAAGTCATACAATATTATTTAATATTGCATCGTTTTTTTATTTTCAACCTGAAAAAGATTTATATCAAACATACAAGCCTAAACCTTGGAAATGTAATTACGGGGTAGCGGATCAAAGTAAACAGGAAATAAGAGTAATCTTAGAAAAAATAAAGGAGATAACATGAGAAACGGAATAACTTACCCGGTAATGGTATACAAACACGGTAAAAAGGGAGAGTATAAAATATGTAATGATTCTAAAGAGGCCGTACTGGCTGCTGAGGAAAATTACTGGCCTTTGTTTATGGATTCAAAGAATGAAGTTTTGGAAGATCCTAGAATTAAGGCGGAATTAAACGCTGAGATTTTAGCAAAAGAAGAAGAAGAAATTAAAGAGGAAATCGTTAAGGAAGCTATTCAAAAAAAACGTAGCTCAAAGAAAAAAGACAAAAAGGAGTTATAATGACTGCTAAAGAGCGCTTTATACCCATTATCGCAGCGGGTACTAATTTACAAACATGTGTGCAGGTTACTACTGCTACAGCATCGGCTAACGTTGAGCTTGATGGCGAAGAAGTTTTGATTAAGTGTTTGACACAACCTAGTTATATTAGATTAGGTCCTCCAGGGGTTACGGTAACAACATCGAACGGTTATTATATGGCTGTAGGCGATGAAGTGAGGTGGCAAAAGAGCCGTGGTGCGAATACATTAGCCTATATTAGAGCTACCGGAACTGATGGAGCTTTATCAATTGCGCCGGGACTAGCTGAATGAGTACGTTTAGACAGGTAATCGAAGATTCATTACTTGATTTAGGTATAGGAGCTTTAGGAGAAGACACTGAAGCTGACATCGTTAATCACGGTTTTAGAATGTTAAATAGAATGCTTGAGTCGTGGTCATCCGAGCTTAACCCTATATATGCAAGTACATTGGACTCTCTAACATGGACATCAGGTAGTGAGGTTTTAACTATTGGTTCGGGGGGCGACCTGGACACTGTAAGGCCTATTGAGATTACGGGGGTCCAGGTTAGGGTCTCAGGAGTTGATTACACTCTTTCACCTGTGTCTTATGAGCAGTACGAAGAAACTCCGATTAAGGATATAGAAAACAACTATCCTACAGTTTACGCATATCAAAAGACATTCCCGTTAGGTAAGATACATATATATTATGTTCCTTCTGACAACTTGCCTGTTAGGATACAAAGCAAAAAGCCTTTGTCCGCCGCGGTAATTGATGATAGTATTTCTTTACCATCGGGTTATGAGTTAGCTATGCAAACCAATTTAACGGTTTTACTTGCTGCCGCTCATGGTAAACAACCAAAGCCAGAAACAGTTAGATTTGCGATGAATTTCAAGGCTGCTATTGAGGATATAAACCAGGACCACGCAGAGCTATGGCCTGATTCAATGTGTCCTGGCGTTGGTGGTTATAATGTTGATGATTTAGGAGCTTTGACTAATGGCTAAAGTACCAATCCCAATTGTTGGTGGTAACGGACAGCATGATAGTATTGCGTTTGATTCCCAACAGACAATCAATATGTTTCCTGAGAAAGCCGAAAAGGGAGCTAAATCCAGAGGTATTTTAAGGTTAACACCGGGGACCGAGTTATTCACTACAGCATCATTTAACTCTGGCCCTATAAGAGGATTGTATGCTTCAAGCAATAGTCTTTTCTTTATAATGGGGAGTTATACATTATGGGAATGTGATACGGCTGGAGTTTTGACTAATAGGGGTAATTACATTATGGGTAATGACTCTATTAAAACCGCTGATAACGGTATCGAAATGTTACTCCAGGATGGTACTAATATATGGCACTATGATTTCACTTCTACATTATTGTCGGCGTTAACTACGGTGGCCGGTATAAGTGAGCCACCGCTTACAACACCTGTTATTGAATTTATTGATGGGTATTTTTTTGGATTTGATTCTTCGGCAAATAACGGAGTTTTCCAGCATAGCAATTTAAATGATGGTACGACCTGGGATCCACTTGACAAATACACTGCTGAAGGTAGTCCAGATAAAATAGTAACATTAAAATCTCATAATAGACAACTTTGGATCTTCGGTAGCGATTCTTTTGAAGTATGGTATAATAAGGGTGGAGGAACTGGCGATACTTTTGCCAGGATACTAGGTACTTTTACAAACATCGGTTGCGGCGCTCAATATTCGGTTTCTACTGTAAGAGATAATATAATTTGGTTAGGATCATCTAAAGATGGAGAGAATATTGTTTGGATGTGTACCAGAGGATACGTGCCTGTTCAGATTTCAAATCGCGGTTTAGAATCTACCTTAGCAGGATTTACTACTATCAGTGACGCGATATCTTATACCTATGAGTATCAAGGCCACTTTTTCTATGTACTAACGTTCCCTACCGAAAATAAAACCTTTATGTACGATATTAATGAAAACGAGTGGGTAACATGGGCTTATAGAGACACTACTACAGGGCTCCAAGGGAGACACAGAGCAATAGCAAGCGCGTTTTTTAATAGAACTAATTATGTAGGTGATTACGAAAACGGCAAAGTTTATGCGTTGAGCGACACTAAATACACTGACACTGATAACAATGACCCTATTGTAAGGGAGAGGTATTTTTCACATATACATGCTAATAATAACAGAGTAAGTATGTACTCGGTTTTCTTTGATGTTTTAACCGGTATGGGGCTGTTAAGCGGGCAAGGAAGTGATCCTAAATTACAAATAAGATGGTCTAAAGATGGTGGTCGAACGTATGGAAATTGGCATGAGATTGGAATAGGTAAAAGAGGTAAGTATAATTTCCAAGTAATAAAAAGAATGATTGGCGTTTTTAGAGTGATAACATTTCATATTAGAACCTCTGAGCCTGTCCCATTTTCGATACAGGATAACTGTTTTGCTGATATAGAGGTCAATGATTCATGAGTATTTTTGAACCTCCATTTAAAGATAAAATATACGATGAAAATCGCAATATGATCCGCGATTGGTGGATGTGGTTTCAAGAGGTTTTTACGGATATCGTTTTAAATAACACATATAGATTACGAAGTACCACTAGAATAACAAGCTCGGATTCGCCGTATACATTAACATCATCAATAAAAAATCTAGTTTGCGATACTGACGGGGGAGCAATAACTGTTAATTTTGAGGCTGGAGTGCAAAATACTAATCATAGAGTAAGTAATGTCGGAACAAGTTCTAACGATGTTACTTTAAATGGAAATGGAAGTGAGAAAATAGCTGGAGAAAGTTCTCAAACGCTTTACGATGAGGAAACATTGAATACGTATTATGATAGTACGGAGGGTTGGTGGTAATGAGTAATATTCACAACATGTTTATTAGAGATGGGTTAGGGAAAGTAAATCTTGCTGAAGTATCTAGCTATGAAGATGAAAGCTGTTTAAAAACGACCATATGTCATAAAGAAGTTTTCCACGTGCATTTAGACGCTCAAGCTATAGCCGTTGATCAGGGGTTTATGTTAATTGATTTGTCTGACACTACTAATTGGCCTCACACTAATACCGGACACATAGTTTTAGAGCAAATAATAGTTAATATAAGTTTAAGCGCTACCCCTGCTTTCATCGGAGAAGTGGAATTCGGTTTTTTGTCAAATGTAGACGCTACCGATGGAAATTTAAATGTAGTTGGAAAATTTCACCTGGACAGAGGATCAATAGGTCCGGGAGGCCCTTTCGATTTTAGTATTTATGGTATGGATTTGGAGTTAGATAAATGGTTTGGACCTACTAATACAAACGATGTAACATGGCAGACAGATGTTAATTTATTTGGACCGGATGGTGCAACATCGTATCCATCTGGAAATGGTGATTTTGTAATGCACATAACAAATATTACGGCAGGAACAATAGATGTTGGAGTAACAGCATTTTATAGCACGAGAAGTTAAAATTAAGGAGAAATTATGGCATATCCATGGGAAAAAGAATTTTATACGGGAGAAAAAGGCGGACTTGATGCCTGGGATATTTTTTTAGGGCCAGGAGTAAACGAATTAATCAGCCAGGTGGGCCTGGGAAAAAACCCTTATGATACTGTAAAAAAGGTAGCCGGTAAGATAACCGGAAAGGAAGATGCTGACAGAGCTGCCGCCGCTGCTAAACAATCAGCTCGAACCATGGCTGAAGCTGAACAAAATAAACTTGATTTCATGAGACAAGTCTACGAGCAAAGTCGTTCAGATCAATTGCCATACATGCAGACCGGAAGAAAATATTTAGACATCCTCAACCAGGAAATGGGAGGGGCTCCCATGGGTGCTATAGGTGGGATGTATAACATGCAAACACAACCTCAAGGCATGCGGTATACTGGATTGGGAAATGATGGAGTATCACAAACTAACAGACCTGCAGGTATTGTCCATGAGAACGAAATGGTTTTAGAGGCTCCTATGGTTAGTGCTCTAGGCGGAGCAGGAAACGCAAGGGAAAAAATTGAAGCACTTACAGATAGAAAGGGATGGTTTAACAAACAACGTGACAAACAGCGTGAAATGACAGGCTTCCAATCTGGAACCGGCGGTTACACAGCCGGGCAGCTTACCGGCCAACCCCGTCAAAGCTTTTGGCAGAAGGGAGCGTCATCGATGAACTCGCCCGCACCAACCCAACCAAATACAGCACAAAACGCCGGTTCAGATGGGATTGGATGGTCAGCGATGACAGCTACTAAGCCTCAGCAAAACACGCCTGCTTTTGGTGCTAACGTGGGGGCACAAGCAGGCTCGTCTGGAAATGATTTCGGAATAAATGTTGGTCCTGAAATTGGTTATCAAAACAATTGGCAGAAAATGGCTGGAGCTATGCAAGGGAAATTACCGTTTGATAATCGAAACGTTGAACAGTCCGAAAACACACCCGGTCAAAATTTACAAATGAGCGCAGCTCCTGATAGGTTTAGAATGGATCCAGCTAGCTTTGATACATCAAAATACGAAAGACCGGATTTTTCATTTACTGCTCAGGATTTCCAAAGTAACCCGTATTATGAGTTTTTACAAAAAGAGGGTGCTAGGAATATAAATCGAGGTAAGGCTGCAATGGGTGGACTTGGCACGGGTGGCACTTTGACGGCGCTACAGCAACGAGGTCAGGATATAGCTGGTAGAGAGTTTGGCAACCAATTTAATCGTGCGTTAACCGGTTACAATACTAATCTAGGACGATCTGAGCGAGACCGTGCATTTGATTATAACGAATTCCTCGGGGGATATGGACGGGAAAAAGGCGAGAAAACAGACCGATATAACCGTTTAGCCAACATGGCTGGATTAGGACAGACAACGGCTTCGGGGCTTGGGGCTTTAGGTAGTCAATACGGATCTCAATACGGAGCCGGGTTAAGCAACATCGGAAGCGCTTTGGGAGCAGGGCAAGTCGGAGCGGCTAACGCACAAGCCCAAGGCAATCAAAATTTGCTTAATTTACTAATGCAGGGAGCCAGTATTTATTATGGAGGTATGTAATGCCTATTGATCCAAGAATCTCACTAGGAGCTAGAGTTCCGGACTATTCCGGTTTAATCCCGGGAGCTATAAATACATATAACGCTGTTCAGGGTATTCGCCAAAGAAACGAAGCTCGCAAAGCTGACAAGTTTAAACAATCTCAGATTGAGAGGATTTTGTCACAGCCGCGAACTGGAGATATTGGAGAGAATATTCAGATCGGAGAGTCTTTGTTACAGTACAACCAGGAATTAGGACAAGCGCAGATCGCATTGGGCCAAAAGAGCAAATGCAGCAGAGGCAACAGCAGATCGAGCATACCAAAAGCCTGCTTATTCCTCATTCCGCGGAATTTTCCAAATATGATGATTCTCAAAGAGCGCAGAATTTTGTAACATGGCGCGAAATGCTTAGAGGGCAAGGGGCTTTGATTCCTACTCACTGGGAAGGTGGATACACTCCTCAATTAGGGGAAGAGATTAGAATGTTGGGGGCAGTCCAGCCTCAAAGAAAAGGGCCTATGACATTTGATGAGAAGATGGCTCTGCAAGAATCTTTGTATGGAAAAAAAGGTGATTTGGCTCAAAGAAAATCCGACATAAAGACTGACGCTTCCTTAACAAAAGCTGAAGATCTACGAGGGCGGATAGCATTAGGAAAAGATTTTAGAGCGAAAAAAAAAGCGGTTAGAGAAGAACAAGAATTTGAAATGGCCAAAGAGGACTTTGCTCAAAAAAGCTCAAAAGAAAAAAGAAAGGAACTAGAGCTTCACAAAAAGACAAAATTGAAAAATGCCGGTGTTATTGACGAGATGGATGAATTTATTAACCTCGCCGATACATTATCAAAAACCGATCTTTCTGGAGTCACCGGATGGGGAGCCTTTAGAAGTAAATTTCCTGGGAAATCCGCAGCTACATTAAATAAAATCAATAGACTGTCAGCAATGGGAACCATTGAGACCATGGCTAAATTAAAGCGAGAATCCCCAACAGGCTCGACGGGATTTGGCGCGTTAAGTGAAAAAGAACTTGCTATTTTGGAGAATTCATTTGCAGCCATAAAGAGCCAGAAACTTTTGCCCGGTGATTTAGCTCAAGAGCTTAGCAGAATATCTAATGTAATGAGGAAATACAAAAATAGGATAAATGAGTTCGAAAAAAAATATGGTAGCTTAAGCCCTATTCAAAAAAAATCAACAAGAACAAACGCTGTTAAAGCAAGCTCTACTAGAGGGGGAAGTAAAGCTAAACCACCATCTCTAAGTAATTCTGAATGGAAAGAGCTTCAAGAACTGGAGGCGGAATTTGGCAAATAAAGAAGAGAAAAAAAGAAGGCTTAGATATTTACAATTAAAAGCTAAAAGTGCCGCATCCATTCCGGTTCGAGGCTCTATTGATGATAGCGCTTCTGTTCAACCAGCCGAAGCCGTCTCAACTTACGCTCAGCCTTCCGAATATGTGGATCCGGAATTGCGCAGAAAAAGAAAGGAATTTACCGATAAGCCGTGGTATCAAGAATTAGGAGAAGGGGCTCTTTTACCAATAAAGAAAGCTTATCAAGGATTGAAGCAAATTGGTATAGCTGGGCTACCTAGAGAAGGCGGCTTACAACCGATAACTGGAATGCCTAGAGGTGGTATAAATCCTCAAGATTTAGCTGCATTAGAAGAAAAGCAGCGGTTAGCACAACAGAAACTACAAGAGGAATCTTTAATACAAGAAGCCAGCTTCCCCGCTGAGTTTGGACAATTCGGATCTGATGTTGGTATGACTTTATACCCGGCAGCTAAAGGCGCTCAAATTGGAGGGCTTGTACCAAAAGCGACCACATTTTTAAAAGGGCTTGGAGCTGGTTTTGGCAGTGCTGGCGTTCATCAATTACAAGAGCTTGGGGAAAGAGGTGAGGTCTCCCCTGGATCGGCTATTGCGGAAACTTTAGCTTCGGGAATCCTCCCTATAGCCGGAAAATACGCTAAACCTTTTGTTAAGGGTGTTATGAAAGCCCCCGGTAAATATGGCGGTATGGTGGCTGAAGAAGTTGGAACAGTGCCTCTTGAGGGGTTAAAAATGTGGGGTACGAAAGAAGGAAAAAAAGCGCTAAAGAAAAGCTGGCAACAAGAATTGCCTACAGCTAGAAAATTAGTTGATAAAGTAATGGACGTTGAAAAAACTATCCCAGAAACCAAACAAATAGATAAAATCATTAATAAAATGCCTAAAAAAATCATAGCTGATGATGTTATGGATGAAATAGGACGAGCTATTCAAAAAGTAAAACTACAGACTACAAATAAATACGCTATTAAAAAATTACAAAATTTAGCATCTGATTTCGCAAATGTTAATGTTAGCCCTGCAACGCTTAGAGCAAAAAGAATAGAGTTAGATGATATCATCGATTGGGACAAACCTGGAGCCAAATTGTTAGATAATTTATTAAAAGGTCCTAGAGCTGCCATAGAAAAAACATTAGTAAAAAACGCCCCCAAAGAGTATAAGGGAGTAATGAAAAATTACGCAAACAAATTACAAAAAGTTGCAGCTATAAAAGGTAAACTAGGTAATAGAAAAAGTACCGCCGAGGAGAGAGCTTTTTCGTTGCTTCGCACTGTTGATAATGACAGTCGTCAGCCTGTAAAAGAGATGTTAATTGATTTTGATGATGTTTTTAAAACTGATTTTACAAAAAAAGCTGAACTAATGCACATGGGTAGAATGCTCGGTAAACCTGGAAAAGCTGAATTAGATTTACCTTTATTACCAAAAACCCCAACAGGAAACAGATGGGTCGCGTTGATGACCGCTGGATTAGGTTCGCCAAGAATAGCGCCTACACTGCTAAAAGGGCTTGAAAAGCCTGGGCAATTGTATGACTTAGTTGAGTCTGGTGCAGGTAAGCTGGGGAAATTAACTCCGAAAATATCACCAGAAATGAAAGAGCAATTAAATTTATTAGGTTCGCAATTATGGCGTTCGCAACAATTTGGAGGGAATTAAAATGGCTGCAACACTAGGAATATACATATTTAACCAGTATCTACTTAATGACGGTACACCGAATAACGCGGGTACTATAACCGCTTATGCGGCGGGGACTACAAACAAAAAAGATATCTTTGCAGATGC